TTCACAATATAGGCCAGAGGCCACAATTGATTGAGCACTACGATAAGATTGCCCAGATTGTGATGGTCCCTGTTGTATCTTTTAGAGCACTAGAAACTTCGCAAGATAACTTGTACAAGTGGTATCCTATTACGATTTCTGATCGTGGGGACGGCTCACTAGGGAGTACGGGACAATGAATGTACACGAACGGTTTAAGAAGATAGACGCTATTGATAAGAATAAGAAAAGAAATGATCTTGCTAAGAACAGTGATGTGGCGGATAAATATGGTGCTCCTCCCGAGGAGACCACGGGTGAATTTTTGTCCCCCGTGTGGAAACAAAAGGGGACGTTTGGTTTCGATGGACCGGCGGACGGCGAGGCGTTAGAGATGGTTAATCACCCTAATCATTATGGCGGCAAAGAGGATCTTTACGAGGCTATCAATGTTATTGAGGCTTGGGATCTTGACTTTCATTGCGGCAGCGTGATAAAATATATTGCAAGGCACAAAAAGAAGGGAAGTCCGAAGGAAGACATAGAAAAGGCAATTTGGTATCTCGAAAGATATCGTGATGAATGCTTGGGGGAGTAAATGAAGTATTTCCAAGACCCCACCGTCCCCGACAGAGACAAGAGAAAAAAGGTCTATTATTGGGAGGACGGAGACAAGCAGATAAGCTTCTTGTCTAGGCTGCGATTAGACGGCCTCAACCAGTCTCAGTTTCACAGGGCGCTGGTGGATGGGTATCTTAAAGATGATCCTGATTTGCTCTCCTATCATAATCGGTACAAGGAGGAGCACACAGTTCAGGGGAAAAACAAGAGAGCAAAGGTGGAGAGAATGAAGAGAGACGCGGCAGATGCCCGAAAGAAATTTGCGCTAGACCCGAATGAGATTGAGTCTATTTTTGATGTAATTGAGAAGGATGGCATTGTATGAAGTGTCTGGATATGTGCAAGAGTTTCGAGGTTTCGTGTCCTAATGAAGAGTGTCGCTATTGGTTGAAGTATGAGGGCGAATTGAATTGTGTTTTGAAGACTGTTGAGGATAACGGAGAGCTTACTTTACGGGAGTGTGCGGCAAGGCTCGGTATTTCTTATGTTCGTGTTAAGCAGATTGAAGATGTAGCACTTAAAAAAATAGAGCATTTAAAAGACATTTAACTTGTTAATCTTCTAATTATTCTTGAACACTTTTTTACATAAGGAGAATGTGAAATGTCAAAAAGAGCACTTTTAAACGAAGAAGTCACTCGTCGGATGATGAAGTTGGCTAACATTGGAGCAGTAAATGCCCAGAATTTTATCACCGAGGCATATGAAGACCTAGAAGAAGCCGATGCTTCTCCTGTTAACGAGGAGGAGGGCCTGAATGAAGAGTCCGAAGAGGAAGAGGAGCTTCACGCGGCTGAAGACGAATTAGGCCAGGAAGACGACATTGCAGACGAAGAAGGCGCAGAGCTTGATGCACTGGAAGGCGGCGACATGGAAGCCGATCTCGCTGCCGATGAGGAAGTCGCTATGGACGTTGAAGGCGGCGGCAAGGAAGAGAAGTTCAAGGAGATCGTGGATCTCTTGGCTGACCTTTTGGATGTCAAGGCAGATGTTGAGCTTGACGGCAGTGAAGAGGTTGCGGCTGAGGAAGAGATCGCTGTTGATACTCCCGAAGGTGATTTAGATGTTGAGATGGGCGAGGAAGATTTGATGGAAGCTCTTACTGCTCGCGTCACCGACCGTATCACAAAGATGCAAGAAGCTCAAGAGCAGGCAAAGGCCCAGAAGGAACAAATTGCGGAAAGCGTTGCTGATCGCATTATGAAGAGATTAGAAAGCTGATATAAAAAGTGTTTACGTTCTCCGAAGCCTGCCTATAATATAGGCAGGCTTTTTTATTTGGAGGAACAATGGAATTTTGGGATGCGGCCTTTATATTTTTTGCGGGCGTTCTAGCCCACCTGTGGGGCCAACGAATATTTGATCGTGTGCGACTTTTCAATGTTTATAAAGAGACTTTCGTTAAATCATTTATTTTGCTCAAGTATACGGCGGATAATTGTGAGAGCTTGGCTTCTAGTGTTGAGGAGGCCCCTGAGCACAAGGAAGCTATGGCAGCGGCTATTCAATTTTGGAAGCGGATGTCAGTTACAACCCTGTGTGAAAGCGTCCCCGGAGAAGTATCCAAGTCTTTGGGCGTCAAAGATTGGAAGACTGCTTTAAAAGCCTTGGAAAGAATTACAAAAACTGGGAGTAAGAATGAACTTTAACAAGAAGAAAAAAGAGAAAAAAGAAGAACTTGAAGAGGAGCCAGAAACGCCCATCACGGTAAATATGGCACCTCCCGAGGAGCCCAAGTTGCGCTTGTGCGGGGTATACGGAGATATAAATGAGGAGAGATCCGCAGATGTTATCTATAATATGTATGCCCTAAAGGAACTAGGCAAGAGGCTTGAAGCGTGCGATGAAACCGAAGACGGTCTTATAGAAGTTTGTGAGCCTTTTCGTTTTATGGTGGCAACAAACGGTGGATCCGCCACTGATATGTTTGCCATATATGATGCGATGCGGGAGGTCCGCGAAGAGTGCGAAATCCACACAATGGGACAAGGTAAGGTTATGTCCGCTGGAGTTTTATTGCTCGCAGCAGGGACAAAGAAGGAACGGCGTATTGGCAAACATTGCCGCGTGATGATCCACGGTGTTGTCTCTGGCCAACAGGGCTATATTCAAGATGTTGAGAATGAGTTTGAAGAAGCCAAGATTACACAGAAGATGTATGTTAAGGCTCTTGCGGCTGAGACTGATATGACCGAAAAGCATATCAAGAATTTATTGGACAGGAAAACGAATGTTTATTTCAACGCCGAACAGGCCGTGGAGATGGGTATTGCCGACATTATTATTTAAAGGAGGAAAAATGATTAAGGCAGAATATATTTGGATTGATGGAACAGAACCTACGGCACAAGTTCGTAGCAAAACAAAGATTTTATCGGAAGGCGAAGGCCCTCCGGTTTGGGGCTTCGATGGCTCCAGCACCAATCAGGCAGATGGATCTTCTTCTGATTGTGCGTTGCACCCTGTAAAGGTTTATCGAGATCCTATCCGAGGAGGTAAAAACGTTCTTGTGCTTTGTGAGGTACAGAATGTGGACGGCACTCCTCACGAGAGCAATACCCGTCACGAGTTGATGAAGATCGCAGAAGAGCACAAGGCCGAAGAGATGTGGTTCGGGATGGAGCAGGAGTATACGCTGGTTGACTTGTTCGTGACGCCATATGGATTTCAGAGTGCCATAAGAGCAGGAGGGACCGACATCCTTCCCCAAGGACCGTATTACTGTGGTAGTGGGCACGGCTTGGCTGTTGGTCGCGATATGGTGGAACACCACCTTGATCTGTGCTTAAAGGCAGGCATCAAGGTATCGGGCGTTAACGCAGAGGTTATGCCGGGACAGTGGGAGTACCAGATCGGACCGGTAGGGCCACTTGACGCGGCTGATGACTTGTGGATGTCAAGATTTCTTTTACATCGCGTAAGTGAAATGTACAAGGTGGTTGTCTCGTTGGAGGGTAAGCCCGTCTCGGGGGACTGGAATGGCGCAGGATGTCATACCAACTTCTCTACGAAGGAGATGAGAGGATCTCTTGATGCGTGCGAAAAGGCAGCGCAGGCGCTGGGAGAACGACACGAACTACACATTAAGAACTATGGAAGCGGCATTGAAGATCGCCTGACCGGCGCTCACGAAACTTGCTCTTATAGGGAGTTTAAGTATGGTGTCTCTGACCGTGGAGCATCTGTCCGTATCCCTTGGCAGGTCGCGCAAGACGGCAAAGGCTACATTGAAGACCGACGCCCTAACGCAAATTGTGACCCATATGTTGTGACCCGTCTAATTACTGAAACAGTGTGTGGAGGGTAATGATGCCAGTTATAAAAGGATTACAAGCAAAGTTGATCAAAGAGCACTTCTTTGCGGCAATGGAAAAGAAAGGTTATGCTACTTTTGATGGGAACTCAAAGTACAACCTTAATATTATTAGTACGAGAAATAGTTCCCACGATGCCACCAAGTTTGATGATTTGATGGTGGTTATTTATAGAGACGATGACAAGGACTGGGTGGTTAATTCATATGAAATGACCACAGATCCGGGGCCTAATATTTTGCGCAGGCCTTTGAACGCAAAGGGTACTGCTATCCTTGTTCCCGGTCAATACCGGAGCACATACAAGATTGACATACACGGGGGCAAGAGCAAGTACGTCGCACTATGCCAAAGACTTGGAAAGGTTAAGGTATATCGCGATGATGACAAGGACACCAAGTTGGAGATGGACCCCAGCACAATTGATGAGGGAATGTTTGGAATTAATATTCATCGTCACGCTGGTGCTGATGAAAGAGAATATGTCAGAGGAGCCAGCGCAGGCTGCCAAGTCTTCAAAAACAACGCAGATTTTAGAGAGTTTATGGCTTTATGTAACAAATCTGCTGAGATTTTTGATAATTCATTTACATATACCTTATTAGATGAGAAGGATTTAGACTAATTAATCTAAGAGGTTTTGTATATGAATATCACAGTCGATGAAGTATTTGAATATTTAGCGAAACGGGGTGTCGTTGGTGGCACCCCGTTGCTTTCTGAAGGGGAAAAGAAAAAAGAGCGCATTAAGACGCAGGACATTCAGCACCCTGAGATGGGGCTTAGCGAAGACTGGGGTGATCCCACCACAGAGAAGGGTGAGATTATGCGTCAGTATTCTGCCCAGATCCCCGGCAATACAATGCCTGAAAAGTTGGCAAGCCTTAATGAGTTCATAGCCGGCAAGGCTAGTACCATTGGGGAGATAATGTCTACGACTGTGTACATTGATTGTCTTCACGCTTTAATGAAAGAGCTTAGTGCGTCGCCTGCTGGCTTTATGTTTGAATCTTATTTGGCGGCTTTGATGCATGGCGTTCAGGTTAAACTGTCTTCCGGCCCAGTCGCGTTGGCAGATGTTATTAAGAGAACGTCTTCTGGTAAAGAGAAAGTAAACGTTGAGGCTACGGCAAAGATAATTGAGATACCGTTCAGCATGAAGCTTTTGTCGGGCGGCGGGGCAGCTACCGTTAAGGGTTCTCGGCAATTACTTTATAGGGCACTTCTAAGGAATAAGTTTATTATTTATATCGTAGGGATAAAGGACAAGGATAAATCAGGCGTAACTTTTTATGACTTTAAGATTGGCCGATCGGAACTGGAAGAATCACTGGGGATGTCAATACAAGATTACTTCTTGATTTATTATAAGAATAATCTGGCCGATACCCCAGAGAAGCAAGCCCTTGTTGACGAGAACCCGGAAGCGATTATCCAAGACTTCGTAGCGGGCAAGCTCAAGACAGGTCCGATGGACTCATTTTCATTCACTTTCAAAAGTTATAAAGATGCGGGCCCTTTGATGTCGGGGAAGATGAATTGGGGGATGTCACAAGGAGAAATTGGACATTTAGGCGTGGACGAGAAAACACTAAGAAAAATGGCAGAGCAATACACTGGCACGTTGAATGATGGGTATGATATTATATGGAAGGCATTCAACACGCTGTCAGTGAACCTTAACAACTATTTCTTGGACTCCAACTCGAAGGAAGGAATGCAAGCAGGAATGGCCGCCAACGAGAATGCTAAGATATTGAAGGTTGAAACAGATAAGGTTGTTGCCTCTGGTAAACAAATGGAACTTGGCCTTTAATTTTTCCTTGTCTCGTATCTATATGTTATTATAATATACACAACGAAACACGAGGTGTGAATGAAAGTATATGATGACGGGCGGTCTTTACACGATCGCCTTCTCGCTGGTGTTAATAAACTGGCAGACAACGTCGGCTCAACGCTTGGGCCAAAAGGGCGCAATGTAATTTTGCGTGACGGAAAAGGCACCGTGATGATCACTAAGGATGGCGTTACAGTTGCCAAGTGTGTTGATCTTGAAGACCCAATTGAAAATGTTGGGGCTCAAATTATCAAGCAGGTTAGTGATGAGACAAACAACGCGGCTGGTGATGGTACAACCACTTCCACGGTTCTTGCGAGAGCAATGCTCGTGGAGGCTCAAAAGTATTTGGCTGCGGGCGTTTCCCCTGTTGAGATGAAGCGGGGGATGGATAAGGCCGTTGAACGGATTGTGAGCCTCGTAAAGGAGCAAGCACGCCCTGTTAAAAGTTCGGATGATATTGAAAGGGTGGCAACTATTTCTGCTAACGGAGACAAGGGCATCGGAACTTTGATCTCTAAGGCTGTCGATCAGGCAGGACACGAGGGAGCCATTCAAGTGGTTGATGCTAAATCTATGGAAACAAGTCTTGAAGTCGTTGAAGGGTTCAGGTTTGACTCGGGTTATTTTGCTAAGTCGTTTATGACAGATGAAAAGCGCAACGCTGTCAAGTTTGATAGTCCAATGTTTTTTGTCACAGATTACCCAGTAAACACCATTCAAGATTTCAAGCCGGTTCTTGAACTTGCCTATCGCACAGGGAGGCCGTTTGTTCTGGTCACTGAAGAGTGTGAAGGTGAGCCACTGGCCACGATGATTATGAATCACTTGCGGCAAACAATTAAATGTTGTGCCGTGAAGGCCCCAGGCTATGGAGAAGAACGCCGTGGTGTTCTTTCTGATCTCGCATTGTCGGTGGGGGCAACCTTTTATTCGCGTGAGAGCGGCAAGAAGATGGAAGATGTTAAACTTGAGGACTTCGGATCCGCCAAGTCTATTGAAGTTCTGAAAAATTTCACCACCATTGTAGACGGTGAGGGTAATTGGGAAGAGATTGATAAAAGAATGGAAGGTTTGAAGGAAGAGATCAGGCAGACAGAAGATATTCGTGATTGTGAGAGAATACAGCGTAGGATAACGCGACTGGCGAGTGGGGTTGCGATCATTAAGATCGGAGGAACCACAGAGGTTGAAGCCACTGAAAAGCGCCATCGCATTGAGGACGCGCTTGAGGCAGTTAAGTCCGCACAGGAGATGGGCATTGTTTTGGGCGGCGGTATTACGCTGGCCGCTTGCTCAGATGTTGATGCGGAGACTGATAACGATGAGCAAGCCATTGGCGTGAAGGTTGTGAAGAAGGCCCTTGAAGAGCCCATCAGACAGATGGCGTTTAATGCGGGGATAAGCCCAGACATAACCGTTGATGTTGTGAAGGGGGCAGAGGAAAATTTTGGCTGGGATTTTTCCAAAGGTGAGCTTGTTGATTTTGAGGAGGCCGGTATTTTTGACCCGGCGAAGGTAACAATCGCGGCTTTAGTTAACGCGAACTCAGCCGTGTCTACATTAATAACGAGCGGTCACGCAATTGTGGAGGTGTGAAGATGAGAGTTCAAATAAGATATGGAGTGGATCTGGAGGAGGTTCCAGAGGAAGCGGCATCCCTGATGACCAAAGCACAGAAAGTTCTGTATAAAACCGACAGTGCGTTTTTAGCATGTACAAGAGAATTGTCCAAAAAGGACGGAGAGATTAATTTCTTTGAGGTTCAGGAGTGCGTGAGCAGCGCACGAGAAGCACTCGCCAAGGCTGATATGTTGCTGAATGATTCTTTTTCTATTCTGGCTGGATACCAGCAGGCCAAATTAAATCAAGCGGTGGGATCACCGGAAGAGGTTGTTGAAGAGGTGCCTGATGGCGAAGAAGTTCAAGAAGGGTGATTTAATATACACACCCGAGGCAACACCATTACACGGGATGGATCATGACGATGTTCGTTTGCTGCTTGATCCCGGTTATGTTGTCGCGCTGGAAGATCAGCGAGACGGCGAACTAGATATAAAAGTCTTTCACGATAATAAAAAGTGGAAGCTCAATTTGAGAAACGCATACAAAGTAGAGGAAGAAGATGAAGTTTAATCCAGTAGAGTTAGTTGAGATTTATGAGCCGACATTTGACAAAAGCGAGTCACGGTTCAGATTGAGAGAAGTTATCGTAAACACCGATAGGGTTATTTACCTTAGAGAGAACAGTGTCTATGATGACCTCGTTGATAAGGAGCAGGTGGGCCTTGATGAGGGGCATAAGTTTTCCACGCTCCATTTGACCGATGGTTCTATAATGACTGTGGTAGGAAGTCCTGCCGTTGTGGCAGATAAATTAAATGGAAGGAGAGTTTTATGAGTAGGTATATTGTTTTTTGTAAGCCAACATGCCCTTTCTGTGTGAAGGCGAAAGAACTTTTGGAAGAACAGAAATTGGAGCATTCGATGGTTGATGTTGGGGATACTTGGGAGCAACTTAAGGGGGCTTTCCGGTGGAAAACGGTTCCTATGATACTTGAGGTAGAGAACGATGTGCTCTACCACTTTATTGGTGGATACACCGATCTTGTTGAATATTTAGATGTAGAGGAACAAGATGGAGATGTCGGATAAACCGGATCAAGCGACTAAAGTTTTTTCTATGCAGGCGGCTGACCTGTATGACTTTTTTGAAGAGGCCGAAAGCCATGTGGTATTCGGCAAGGAGTTAATCTCTCACTATATGGAAGACGGTAGTGATTATCTTATCGGAAACCTTGGGGAGATGTGCTCGCTTTCATCGAAGATGTCCCTGATCATACAGGACATTCTGGAAGCGACAGGCCCCGAAGATGAAACTGTATATGTTAATGCTAAGGATATGATAATGTTACAGACGCTCTTGCTTAATCGCCATTACCTAGTTGAGGAATTGGAGAGCAAGGGTATTTCTTTTGCGTGCCACTAATGGGTTTTTTATTAGGTTTTTTACTCTTTGTCGCTGCCCAAGGTTTCATTTGGGTGCAGAACAATGCTCAGTTTGTTTGGGAGTGGTGGGCTGATAAGCCTTTGTTCGCGTCACTTTTTATGGGGATACCTGCTAGTCTTTGTTTTTGGTATGGCTCTAAAGTTATTGTTGGGCAGACGGGTGAATTATGGGCAGCACGTTTTTTGGGGTTTGGCGCTTCATATTTGATATTTCCTTTCCTGACTTATTATTTGGCGAACGAGTCAATGCTTACTCCCAAGACTTTGATTTGTACGGCATTGTCGTTCGCCATCATACTGGTACAGGTTTTTTGGAAATAACCCTTGACCCATAATTTTTTGTGCCTATCATATAGGCACGCGGCAATGACCGCTTTCTAAGGAGGAATAAATAATGGCATTTGGTTTGACTACACCAACTTTTTTTGATAACAATTTTGATCGGGCAATTGATAGTATGATTGACAATCTTTTCTATACGCCCACAGTGGCCAATCGTGGCTTCGGTGTTAATCGCACTGTGGATGTTGTGGAGGACGATAAGAAATACACGATCCAGATTGCGGCTCCGGGTGTGAAGAAGGAGGACTTTGAGATCTCCATTGATGGCGGCAAGATTAACGTCCAGTATCGCCAGAAGGATGAAACACCCAACCGCTTCTTTGCGTCGTCTTTTGATCGCTCTTGGCGACTGCCAAGTGGTGCGACCGAAGACAATGTATCGGCGAAGTATAAAAGCGGTGTTCTGCATGTCAACATTGACAAGGCAGGCATTGAAGATGCTACAAAGGTACAACGCATTACAGTAAAGTAGTAGGTGTCTAAAACGCGTCAAGTTTTGAACAGGGAAGAAAAGTTTATTTTCTTCCCTGTTTTTTTTGACATTGGGTGGGGTGTGTTTATATTTATCTTGAAGGGTGTGTAAAAGTTTACGCACCCGAGCAGTACCGTTCAGTCGTGGTAGGGGGTATTTGTATGTTCGCAAAGGGGTTGTCAATGATAGGCGTGATCGCCTTATTTTTGATCCCATACACGCTCATTCAGAATACGACGGGAGACGCCCTCAACCATAAAACTATTATTGATATGTCGATTGAATTCCAACCCGAGTGGATCTGGCTTTATCACTCTGTGTTGCCTGTATTATTTTTGACCTGCTTTTTCATCACGACGCGGATGGTTGAGTTCAAATCTTTTTTGGTTAGCGCTATTGCGGTTGCGGTGGTTCTGAATTTGTATTATATTATTGTGCCCACCACTTGTGATAGACCGGAGTTTGTGCCTATGACGGTAGCGGAACAACTGGTTCACTGGACATATCAAAACGATAAACCCTACAATTGCTTTCCAAGTGGGCACGTTGCCTTTGCGTGGCTGACGGCTTTTATGGCTATCTTTAGTGAGCGCACAAGGAAGATACAGGGTTTGAATTTACTATTTATATTATGGGCGATAGGAGTTGGATGGTCAACACTAGCTGTTAAACAACATTATTTCACCGACGTATTTGCGGGGTTCTTGGTGGCTCTCTGTTGCTCAGTATTTTCTTTATGTTATGCGGCTGACAAAACTCAAGGATCCCGACTTCAGGATTAAGATTTGGATTTTATTGCTTACGGGAAGCGTGTTCTTGGCCATCTATATAATGGAAAAATGTCAATGAAGATTGTAAGGGACAAAGAGAGGCTATCAAAGCCTTGTAAGTCTGTCCACTTGGAAGAGGGTCGCAAAATAGGCGAACGACTTCTCAAGTGGCTGGAAAAGCACGAGGGTGCTGTGGGGCTTGCTGCCAATCAAGTGGGCATTGACGCTCGTGTTTGTGTGGTTAATGTTGATAGGCCATTGATCTTTGTCAACCCGAAGGTGGTTGGAAAGTTCGGCGCAATTAAATTTAAAGAAGGGTGTTTATCTTTTCCCGACGAAGAAGTAACGACAAAGAGATACAGAAACATTGTCGTTCGTGATGAGATCGGAGGGGAGAGAATATTTGACGCAAAGAACCTGCTGGAGACTGTTTGTGTCCAGCACGAGATAGACCACTTAAACGGACTGACGATGTATGATCGCAAGTTAAACGCACTGGAAGTGGTCCCTACTGTACAAGTGCCATTGATGAGATAGGAGGTGTGAGATGGCTAAGGCTAAGAAGAATCTTAATAATTATTTTCCCCCTGTTGAGAAAAAGACTTGCCAGGGACAAGGCCGCAACACTAAGTTCGGCCACAAAGGTGGTGGACCTAACGGTTCCACCCCAGCCAAAAAGTATAAGAAGCGATATCGGGGACAAGGCCGATGAGTGAAGAAAGACCTTTTTTACAGGTTCCGATGCCAACACCAAAAGATTGGTACGCCTACAGGGAGTGGGTGAGGAGAGAAGAAGAAAAGGCAAAAGAGGGAGAGAATAACGACAATGATAGAGTTGTCGTTATCCAAGTATGATATTAAAGGAGATAAGAAGATGAGGGTTTATGAACCCGATAGAGACAGATCAACCTTTCAGGCAATTCTGAAAGAGTTATATGTTCTTCGTCAGGCGATTGATCATCAGGCTTTGAGCGTGGATGAGCGTGTGAAAATGATTGACAAGATCAGGCACGAGATCCAACAAGTTGCTCAGGCTTGACGGGTCGCTTTTGGCGAGCACAATGTAAGTGAGGAAGGAGGTCGCTGTGAATGTTGGCGATATTGTGGTGTTGTCTGAGAAGGAAGTCAGAGACGCCTTTGTGGATCATGTGGGGGAGGAGTACGACCCCTATGAGCCCTTCCACCAAGAAGAGCTTATGGATATTAGAAGGCGTCTTCTTGAGGATTACCGGTTTGGGATTGTTCTCAAACAGGTGGGTGACTATCGCTACTCGGTGTATTGGATGCCGGGTGGTGGAATTATAAACGATTACAAGACATCTTTTGAGAGGTTAAGATGAGTTACAGAGTTACAAAGAAAGTATTACGCAACCAGTTTGAATGGTTGGCTAAGGATTTTAACTGGAACTACAACAACTATGACGATAAGACGACCAAGCACTATATGTTGGACCACAACTCAGCGTATGGCGGCTATCGCATTGACTACCGTATGATCGGAAGCACAGGCGAGGATTGGCTTGGAGGTATGGACCGCATGAGCGCTCGTGAGATGAAGTGCTTTATGCGCGGAATGTCAACCGCTTTACAATTGCTTCGCGATGAAGGGAAGTTAAAGGAAGATGTTTGAAATTGGCGATTTGGTCCGCGTGACCAAAGCGATGCCTGGCCGAAGGCATCTTACGGCTGTTATTGTGGGGTTTGGTACTGTTTTAGGCTCGCCCGCCTTCGCTGATTGTAAGTTCAGCGACGGTTCAAGAATATTTGTTAAGTTTTCACAACTGGAGCATGTAGAAGATGTGGACAGACATCGAGGTCGGTGATATTGTCGTGTGGAGAGACGGGACGCTTGGCGTGCTGGTGAAGTGCAAGGGCGTATATTATGGTACTGCTGGAGGTAGGTGGAGTGTAAAGTTTGCCGGTCCTACTCCGAGTGACTATGATACTAAACACGGGGTGGGCGCAGTAAATTTGTTCAACGGGTGCCACACCAAGGAGATTCTCAGTGCTAAAGATGGGTATGTTAGTAAGAGTGAAAGACGGGCTAGATAGAGAGCCTATATATCCATTTGATGAGTTGGGCGTTTATTTTGGACCAGCAGAGGATGGATCACGGGATCATCGGGTACGCCCTGGTGATGGCCTAAGCATTCCTAATACGCTCACCAGACCTGAGGTCTTCCATGGTAAGCCTGCCTACAAGGTTTTTATTCAAGGGCGTGTTCAAATATTTGATGAGCCTTATTGGAAAGTGGAGCCTTACGATGGGACTTAGATGGAAAAAAAACGAGGATGGAATTCCCGAGGCGAGGACTTCTAAGCGCACCTTCCAGATACTTAAGTCAGGGGAGGTGTGGGAATTGATTGAGGTTATTGGAGACAAGCGTTGTTACTTAACAAACGCAAAATCGTTGCTACAGGCCAAGAGGATCGCCACCTCGTACAAGGCAGGGCAGATTTATTTTGACGAGGAATGTGTTCCGAGGAAGGTGAAGAATGAAAGTGGTTGATAAAGTGGCTCGCATCAAAGGATCTCATTTAGAGGTCGCAGGAACTCCTATTCGGAATGGTGATGATGGGTATTTTGGACGCCTTATGGAAAATGCATTAGGAGTGGAGGAGAATAACAGGAAGGGGCCGGACTGTGCTGTTGAGGGAGTGGAGATAAAAACCAAGAGGGCACAATCTGGGGCTCGGACTACTCTTTTCTGCATGGAGCCTAAGTGGGATATAAATAAAAATTTTTCTAGCATGCGGGAAGCGGTTGCTGAGTTTAAAAACGCTGAGCACAGGTTTAATCAGTGTATGAATTCCCAAAGTGAAAACCCTCGTGGCTTAAAGTTATTTCTGAGTGACAAGGAGATATTCGCGATGTGCTACGAACAACCACTTTGTCGTTGGGAAATTGAAGCGGTACTAGATAGATGCGAGGAAAAGCTTTGCAATATGGTATTCGCTGAGATTGACGGCATGGACTCGGAGCCTAAGATGGTTAAGGGTGTGAGCTTTAAAGGGTTTGACCGGCAGAAGTTCCTGACGCTCTTGAAGGGAGGCAAAGTCGTAGTGGAGTTTAGAGCGAAGATTGAGGAGGGGGGCGGGTGCAGAAATCGCGGGACGGCATTCAGAATGGCACAAAAATACATTGCGCAGATGTATAAATCTTCTCGGGAGATATAATATGCGAATAGAAGAATTTGAAAACGGGACTTTATATCTAGGAGATTGTCTAGAGGTGATTGATTCTTTAGAGCGGAACAGCGCTGAAGTGTGCGTAACTTCGCCTCCCTACAACCTATGTAAAAGATATTCTAACTATGAGAATTCAAAGACTAGTCGGTCTATGACCGAGAAGTACAACAAGTGGTATGCAGATGAACTACCCGAATGGGAGTACCAAGGATGGCAGCAGGCCGTGATTCACTCTTTACTCAGAACGTGTAGAAGCAGTGTTTTTTATAACCATAAGGTCAAATTTGCGTGGCATAACAGGAAT